CCCCAGGTGCTGCGCACCGTCCGCCGCTGCGAACTGGAGTTCATCGGCAACCGCTACTTCGCCCGCGAGCTGGAGGAATTCCACGGCGACCAGGTGGCCGTGGGCTACGACATCCACGACGCCAGCAAGGTATGGGTCTACGACGGCGAGGGCCGCTTCCTCTGCACCGCAGAGCTGAACGGCAACAGCCGCGACTACATGCCGGCATCGTATGTCGAGCGTGCCCGCGAGAAACGCGCAGAGGCCCGCGAGAAGCGCGCCCTGGCTCACCTCGACGAGATTCGCGCCGAGCGTGACGGCGGGTATGCCCTGGAAATGGATGCGCCGCTGTCCATCCCCGGCCTCGGCACGATCACCCCCGAGCAACTCCGGTCGCGCAGCGCCGCGACCCTTGAAGTGCAGGCCGAGCGGATCGACGAACCGCGCCCGGCCGCAGCCGCCACCCAAGCCACCACCGCCCAGGTCTTCACCCTGCCGACCGCTCCCGCCCAGCGCTACCGGCAGTGGTGCGAGCTGGCCGAGCGGCAGCGCTCCGGCCTGCCCATCGAGCCGGGAGCCGCCCAGTGGTTCGAGGTTTACCCCAAATCCAAAGAATTCGCCGCCCAGCAGCGGCAAGCATGAAAGGAGCTGTATTCATGACCACGAAAACCACCCAACTGGCCAGCGGCATGGCCGACATCGCCAATATCGCCCTCTGCGACATCGCCCTGGAGAAGGCCATGGCGCGAACCTCCACGCTGCCCGGCCTGGTGTGCTTCTACGGTCCGACCGGCTTTGGCAAGAGCGTGTCCGCTGCCTGGGTCGCCAACCGCCGCCGCGCCTACTACGTCCAAGCAAAAAGCGTCTGGACCCGCAAGCACACGCTGAAGTCGATCCTGGGGGAAATGGGCATCAAGCCGGGCGCGACACTCCCGGAAATGGCCGACCAGATCGCCGAGGAACTGGCCGCCAGCGGCCGCCCGCTGATCATCGACGAAATGGACCACCTGGTCGCCTCTGGCCAGGTCGAGCTGATTCGCGACCTGTACGAGTCCAGCCAAGCCTCCATCTTGCTGATCGGCGAGGAATGGCTGCCGACAAAGCTCAAGAAATACGAGCGCTTCCATGGCCGCATTCTGAGCTGGATTCCGGCTCAGCCAGTGAGCATGGATGACGCCCGCGAGCTGGTGAAAATCTATAGCTCAAGCGTCGTCATTGCTGACGACCTGCTCACGCACCTGGTGAATAAGGCGATGGGGTCGGTCCGCCGCGTCGCGGTGAACCTGGAGCTACTGGCCGAGGCCGCTGCTGTCCATGGACGAATCGAGCTGGAACTGGCCGACCTCCAGCGCCTGAACCTGGAGCTGTATACCGGCGCGGCCCCGAACCCGAGGACTTCGAAATGAGCCTCGGCAAGAACCCGGCTCACCTCTGCATGGTCGGGGGCAAGAGCCCCCGCCAGCAGATGTGGGAAGTCATCCGGGCCAACCGCGAAGAGTTCACCGTCTACCGCGTGGCGCGCCGCTCCAACCAGCACGACAAGACTGTCGAGAAGTATGTCGCCTGCCTGCGCCTGGGCGGCTACGTCGAGGCAATCCGCGGATTCAAGCGCGGCGAAGAGGTCGTGTTTCAGCTGATCCGCGACAACGGCGTCGAGGCACCGAACCTGAACGCCGATGGCAAGCCATCCCAGCAGGGATACACCACCGAGGCGGTCTGGCGGACGTTGCGAATCCTCGGTCCAGCGACCCCGGAGCAGATCGCCGCATCGGTGGCGGCCTCGGGCACGACCGTGTCGCCCAGCACCGTTCAGCGCTACTTCATCGACCTCCAAAACGCCGGATACCTGACCCGCAACGGCCGCCACTACGCCCTCAAGCCAGGCCGCTACACCGGCCCTCGGCCGCCCATCGTCCAGCGCGAGACGCGCCGCCAGGTCTACGACCCGAACCTTGACCAGGTCATGTGGAGTTCGCACGGCGAGTACCAGCACAACCGGAGTCGTTCGCGGGGCGCTTCCCAGGCTGGCGTGGCGGATACCGAAGAGAACAACGAATCAGGCGGCTGAAGCCGTGATGAAGACGGTGCCGAGGGGTGGCCTCCCCTCGACACCTACCACCACCCGGAAGGAGAGGAGCCATGCAAATGCATGCACAGCAAGGCGGTAGCGCCGCGAAGGCTAGCACAAGCCACTTTCGCGGCACTACGAACATTGAGGAGTACATCCGCGACATGGCGAGCCGTGGGTTCAGTCGTCGGGCCGTGAGTAAGGCCCTGGGTATGCAGTCGCGGAAGTTCAAGGAACTCCTGGAACTCCTGCCAGAAATGGACTGGGTGCCTCCTTGTCAGTCGTGGGACCGCCTGCGCGCTGACCAGGAGAAGAAGGGACGCAAGTGTCCGATGACAGAGGGGCGTCTGCGCTCGATTGTCGCGGCGAGGCGCGCCGCGATGGCAAAACACACCCGCTACACCGCGTTTGGTGTAACAGCCACCTTGCCGGAGCTGGTGAGCCAGTTCGGCCAGGTCACCGCCGCCACCGTGCGCATGCGGTTGGCCAAGGGAATGCCTCTGGAGCAGGCCCTTGCCTCCGTGCGCAGCGATCCTTGTGGAAGGAAGGTCGCAGATAGCCATCCCTGGAAACAGGAGGCGCACCAGGGGGCTATCAATCACCTTGAGCGTCAAACCGCTGCAATGCAGGAACGCGTTCAGGGGGAGCGCCTGGACCGGGCGGCCTCACTGCTGAGCCAGGAGGTGCCGCCATGCGCCGAACACTGATCCCCATCGGCATCTTCCTGGCCCTCGGCCTACTGCTGATCCTGGCCGGTGATGCCCTGATGCTCGGCCGCCGCCTCATTGCCTGGCAGTGGGGGTGCTGATGGAACGCGCAATCGATCTGTCGGCCTGGGGCGAGCGTCCGCCCGTCTTCGTCCAGCTGCTGGCCGCCGAGGTGGCCCGCAGCAGCCAGACGAAAGCCGGCGAGGCAATCGGCATGAGCCGTTCGACCGTCAGCACCATCCTCGCCAACCGCTACCCGTCGCCCTCGACGATCCGCGTCGAGCGCCGCGTCCTGGCCGCGCTGAGCCGTATTGAGTGCCCGGCCTTGGGCGAGGCGGTGACCTCGGTCGAGTGCAGCGAGTACCTCCAGCGGCCGGCGCCGCTGAACAACCCCGTCGCGATGCGCTGCTGGAAAGCGTGCCGCGCCTGTCCACGCAACCCGCATACCGCCCCCATGAAACGAGAGGAACAAGGCCATGAGAACCGCATTGCCCTTGAAAGTCTTGACGCCTGACTTGGCCCAGAGCCTGCGCACCTTCAACGACGCCGCCCGGCTGCTCCAGCGCATGGGGGTCCGCCTTCATCGCCTGGAGCCGACAGAGGGGCGCGTGACCATCGCCGCAGATGACGCCCGCCAGCTCCTGGAGAAAGGCTACCTGATGGGCTTCCAGCGCGACGCCTCGGCCGGCAGCACCCGTTACATCACCCGCTTCAAGGGCATCACCCTGGCCTGGAGCGAACCGATCAGCTACCGCGACTTCGCCGGCAGCAAATCCGTAATTCACTGAACAGGAGAACGCCAACATGGCACCGAAGAAACGTCTGAAATCCGCTGCCGCCGTCTACGTACCGCAGACCCGCGAGCAGGTCATCAGCGATATCAAGAACATCGGCGACCTCCAGCGCGAGCTGGCCCGTCTGGAAACCGCAATGAACGATGAAATCGGCCAGATCACCGAGCGCTATTCGGAGCCGGCCGAAGACCTGAAGAAACGTCTGGCGGTCCTCCAGGGCGGAGTCCAGTCCTGGTGCGAGGCCAACCGTGCCGAGCTGACCGACAACAACAAGGTCAAGTACGCGAACCTCACTACCGGCGAAGTCCAGTGGCGCATCCGTCCCCCGTCCGTGACTGTGCGCGGCGCCGATGCGGTCTTGGAGCTACTGCGCAGCAAGGGGCTAATCCGCTTCATCCGCGTCAAGGAAGAGGTGAACAAGGAAGCGATCCTCAACGAACCCGAGGCCGTCCAGGGGCTTCCGGGGCTGACCCTGAACACCGGCATCGAAGACTTCGCCATCGTGCCTTTCGAAGCGGAGGTGCAGTGACATGGCCGACACCATCGCTTTCTGCTGGGCCTCTGGCCTGATCCAGTTCGGTGACCAGGTGCCCGAGGGCGCCATCGAGATTGCCCGTGGGGACGACCAGGTCGTTCGCGAAATCCTCGTGACCAATTCGCGGCACGCTTACGACAACGTGTCGCTCCTGGTTCCGGGCGTACCCGAAGCGGCAAACCAAACCGAGGGCGGGGACGCACTGGAGTGCTTCATCCGTCTTCTCGCCAAGTACGACAGCGCCGCTTTCCAGGTCGCTTATGTGGAGGACGTGTGACATGGCACGCAACCGCGCGCAACAGCTGTGCATCGTCACCTTGGACTATCAGCGCTTCCTGTTACCCCAGGCTGATGCACTCAAGCTGATAGACATCATGAGTCGAGCCGCAGAGGTTCAGGCCGACTACGCCTCTGGAGCTGGGTTCAAGTACACCGTCGGCGAAGTGCCGGAAGTCGAGTTGACGATAGTACGCCCCAGTCAATTGGTCATGCCGCAGGCCGAGCCGGCCCCAGCTACACCACGCGCTCGCCGGAAGTCTCCGGCCCAGGTCACGCACGATGCCATTCGGCTGCTGGAGGGGCTCTGATCATGACCAAGACGTTCGCCATGTGCCGCATCGACGGCCTGATCGAGCTGCGGGAGGAACACCCAGGCGAGGGCTACTTCGCCCTTGCCGTGGGCGACTTGGCCAGCGTGCGGGCGGCGGTCTTTGCAACCGCTGAGCCGCACCAGGTCGGCAAGAAAGTCGCCCGGCGCGTGCCGGGTGTGAGCCCCGACGCCACCGACCGCGAGAACCTGGGTTCCATCGCCCGCTACATCCAGACCCTGGGCCAGCAGGATCGGCCTGGCTTCCGTGCGCTGGGGGTGTGAAATGCAGCAGTCCAACCCCTTCAATCATCCCGGACAGAGCTATGGCGCCGTAGACGTCGATAGCCGTCTCCGCGCCGTTGCCGGCTTCGACCTGGAGCAATGCCGCGCTGCGCTCGCGGTCACCGGCCTCCAGAAGATCGTCGAGCAGAAAATTCGCACCCGCATCCGCCAGCTGGAAAAGCAGGCATCCGCACAGAAGGAGGCATAACCATGGCCGTATACACCATCACCCTCAGCGACACCGAAGGCGGAATAGATTTCTCCATGCAAGGCCCGCCGCTGCACGACTCCGAAGCATCGAAGATCGCCTACGCCCTTATGCAATCGACCATGTCCCTAGGCCAGGCACTCGCAAAGCAGAACGGAGTTGGTAACGCCGTTTCCTGCGCCTGCGACGAGTGCCTGGCACGGCGCGCTCGCGGCGAGGAACCGCAGCAGGAAATCCACTACACCAAGGCCCAGAACCGCACCGTCCACTGAGCGAAACCGCCCCGCCCCGGCCTGGCCGGGACGGTCTGCCGGACGTGGTGGTCCGGTACTGACGAGCAGCCGAGGAATACATGGAACCCAACAAAGCCCTGGAAAAAATCAAGAAACTGCTTCGCCTAGCAGGCAGCAGCAACCCACACGAAGCGGCGGCCGCCATGCGCCAGGCGCGGGCGATGATGGAGAAACACGGCATTGGCGAGAGCGATATTGCTCTGGCTGACGTCACCGAACACGGCACCGGTAGCGGCTCCAAACTGAAGCCCGCGCAGTGGGAAGCTAATCTCGGCGGCACCGTCGCGAAGGCATACTCCTGCAAGCTGTTCTTCGCGGCTGGCATCGGCCAATGGCGCTTCGTGGGCGAAATGGCCGAGGTGGCCAGCTACACCATGGCGATCCTGCTGCGCCAGGTGCGCAAGGCCCGCCGCGACTACATCGCCACCGAGCTTAAGCGCTGCAAGGCCTCCACCAAAACCAAGCGTGGCGACCTGTTCTGCGACGCCTGGGTGTGGTCGGTGCGTAAGCAGGTCAATCAGTTCGCCGGGAGTGCGCAGCCGTCGCTGGCAGCCGAGGCGTACATGGTGAAGCACCACCCCGACCTGACCACCGGGCAATGCACCGACCGCAGCAAGAAAGGCCCGCTCAGCAACCGCGACCTGGGCGACGTAGCCAAAGGCATCGCTGCGGCTGATGGCGTCCAGCTCAACCATGGTGTCGGCGGATCGGCTCCGCTGGCCTTGACCTGAGCGCGTCCGGTGATGACGACCGAAACCAAGACAGACCGCCAGCGCCGCCTAGCGCGGGAACGCCAACGGGCGAAGCGCGAGCGCGATGCCCTGCGCCGCGCTGCGCTGGGCGGCCGCCGCTTCAACATGGACATGTACCAGGGAACGGCTGATGCACTCGATCTGATCTGCGCGGCCGGTGGCTTCGCCGAGCCGGCCGAGGCGGTCACCTTGCTCCTACACAACGTTGCCGAAATTGCTGAGCGTGACGCGTCACGTTTTGCCGAATTGATCCAAAAGAGAAACCATCCAGGGAGGACCAAGCGATGAGCCTACGCGCCGTCAACCTCGCAAAAATCCACATCGCCAAGGCCCAGCTGGGCATGGACGATGACACCTATCGCGCATTGCTCGCTCGCGTCGCGGGCGTGCGCTCGGCCAAGGACCTAGGGCCGCGCCAGATCGACCACGTACTTGTCGAACTCCAGCGCCTGGGCTGGAAACCGAAGAGCAACCGGCAGGGCCGGGCGACGCCAAAAGTGCCGCAAAACCGGCAAACCGTGCTGCGCAAAATCACCGCGCTCCTGGCCAGCGCCCATCGCCCCTGGAGCTACGCCGACCATATGGCCCGGCGCATGTTCCAGGTCGAGCGGGTCGAGTGGCTGGACGACAGCCAGCTCTACCGGCTGATGCAGGCGCTTATCATCGACAGGAGCCGCCATGAGCAGGTCTGAGGTGGATCTTCGGGAGGTCCAGGACATGCTGCCGGATACCGTCCGCGACATGGCCGGACGCATCGGGCTGCCGGCCACCCTGGTGGTGGTCGAGCAACTCGGCGGCACGTCCTGGCGGATAGCCGAGGGCCGGGCGCGGAGAGGCGAAGCGCGCCGGGCTGCGCTGGCCGAGCTGGTGGGCAGCGACATCGAGGAGCAGCTTCACACGCACTATCGGGGCGAAGAAATTTACGTGGCTCGCTGCCACAAGGCGCTGGTACGGTGGCGCGACCTGGAGATCGTCGAGCGCTTCGAACAGGGCTTGCGTGATGGGCAAACCGCCCGTAGCCTGCTCAGCGATCTTGCCCGCAAGTACAACCTGTCCGACCGCTGGATATGGGAGATTGTCAACCGGCCGAGCGAGCCGGCACCGCAGCAATCCACCCTGTTCCACTAAGCCGGGGCGCAACGCCCCGGCCGGCGTCTCCGCGCCGATCCTGTCTCAGCCGTTGAACCCCTTCCGCTAATCCCGCGTCGCACTCGCCGCCAGGATGGCGGCATGAGCACATCTAGCCCCCCAACGTCTCTACGCAGCCCCCGCGACTACGCCGCCGCCATCCTGGCCGAGCCCAGCCGCGAGCGTCGTAACGCTCTGCTGGAAGCCTGCCCGGTCAACTGGCAGCCACTTGTTCGGGCGCACGTCGAGGACGCCTTCGCGAAGGTCAAGGCGTATCGCCAGATGATGGACCACCGCGCCGAGTCGATCCGGCGCGGCCCGCCTCCAGCTCCCCGCGTCACCGACACCGATTTCCGCATATCCAACTACACCAAGTCCGCCCCGGAGGTAGGCAATGCGCACCTATCCGCAATTCGGGCAGCGCTCGCAACGGAAGCACCAAATGCCTGATCCC